TAATCTCCTAATTACAATTGTTTTTGTCTAAGTCCGCTGGCATATCTTTTGTAAACCAAATCCAAGAAGATATTTTAGTTCCTTCTTGTGTATAGGTACATTTTTTGCCTACCGAGCAGGCGCTCAGGGCAAATAACAGTGCAAGCACTAGAAATAGTTTATTCATGTTTATCCTTTTCTTTAGAAGCATTTATTTCATTTTCAAAAGTTAATGTGAATGCATCTTCTTGTTGTTCTAACTGACAGCATTCTCCAGATTTTTCTTTTTCTTCAGTATGTATCTTACAACATTTTGTTTTATCTATTGACATAATTCATACTCATTACTTAGGCCCCGCTAATAATATCAATAATAAAAACATAACTATGAATAATCCTATTGTAAAATATCTGTGTCTTCTTTGATATATTGCCAATCTTCGGCGACGTAATCTTCGAAGTTTTAATGTTTTGTAGTCCATTTATTTTATCCATTATTGGCATGATTCACATTCATCGTTATTAAGGGCTGTAGATATACATGCACATTGCGTACAGGCACATACTCCATTATCATCGGAATGTTCTTTTACATTACAATGACAATCACAAAAACAATTTTTACATTTACTCATTAATTATATAGTGACACCTATGGTGTCACCTTTTACTCATTTTATTTTTTTTTAGATTATATTGCTATGACTGCAATTACAATAATAATTGCTACTCCGATAACCAGTTTTTTATGGTCAGTCCAGAGATGTTTAGCCTGATTTATAATATTTTCCATAGTAGTTTCCTCCTATTTAATATCTCCCCAATTAGCACCTGATTCATAGTCTACCTTATTTGGAATCTGTAGTACAACAGCTTCTTCCATAATTTGTACTATTTGTTCCGCCTTCTTATCAGATTCTACAGAAATATCTACTTCATCATGAATCTGAATGTGAGGTATTATACCCTTTTTATAGAGAGCTACCATACTTTTTTTAGTCATATCTGCAGCAGATCCTTGAATTAATTTATTTAAAGCTTTGTATGTAAATGCACGTTTTAAAGGTTCATCATAATTTTTTCTTGCTTCTTCAAGAGGTAATGGTTTAAAGACTCCAAATTGAACGGGTTGCCATAAATCAAAATGACATGCTCTTCCTAATAAAGTTCTAATTTTTCCTCGATCATTTGCTTTACGAGAAACATTATCCATCAATTGTTTTACAAATGGTGCTCGGGAATGATATTGTCTGATTAATTTTTCTGCTGACTCTTTCATTAATCCTAGTTCAGCCATTAATTTATTTTTACCCATTCCATACATTAGCCCTAAATTAATCGTCTTGGCTTGCTTTCGTTTTATGCCTGCCATATCAGCCACGACCTTATGGAAATCGGCGTCTCCGGCTTTGTATGCGTCTGCAATTTCATGAACTCCAGGTAAATTTTGCAGTTTTGCATAATGTACTAAAATTCTCGGTTCTTGTTGTGAGTAGTCAAATGATCCCCATTTACAATTTTTTTCAGGAATAAATATAGATCGAATCAGTGGACCTAATTCTGGATGTCTTGCAGGAATTTGTTGTAAGTTTGGATTACTCATTGAGAATCTTCCTGTTACTGTTCCTCCTTGATCTGATCTAATTTGATTTATGTCGGCGTGTATTCTTCCGTTGTGTGCATGTTTAGTTATTGAATCTATAAAAGTTGTATGGGCTTTATTTATTTCTCTTGCATCTGCAATTGATTGAGCGAGTTCATGAGGATGATTTTGTAAAAAGTTTTTTGTAAAACTTGGTTCATTTGATTTTGCAGTTCGGTCATAAGGTAATTTTAATTTGTCAAACGCTTTTGCGATAGAGCGCGCCGCCATAATTTCTACCTCAAGACCTGTTAACTCCTTGATTTTATTGAGTATTTTTTGTTCTCGCTCCATTAGATTTTTTTTAATTTTGTGAGCTTTTTCCAAATCAACTCTTACACCTTTAAATCTCATTTCAATCAGACAAGGAAATAATTGTGTTTCTAATCTAAAAATATCTATTAATTCTTGATCGTGTAATTCTCTATGAAGTCTTTGCCAAAGTTTTAAAGTTACCTCAGCATCTCTTTCTGCATATTGACCTACAAACATCGGGGGTAATCTCCATAAATCTTTTTTAGGATCTACTCCATATTCTTTTGCAGCATTGTAAAGAACTTTTTCATCTTTACCCAATCCTACATAATGTTTTGCTAAAACATTTAATTGATAAGACAATCTATTTTCATCAATTAAACTTGCAGCAATCATGGTGTCTACAATTTTACCTTTAATATTTATACCTGCATTTCTTAACCAACAGACATCATACATAGCATTGTGAAAAATAAATGTTGTGTATTCTTGATTACAAATTTCCTGGAGCCACTCTAAAACTAATTTTTTATCCATATTACCACCCTGCTCATGATGTATCGGAAAATAGCCTGACCACCCTTCTACGGCCACCGCAATGCCCGCAATATGCCCTTTTCCTGTTACATTTCCTGAACCCAACTCAATTAGATGTGGATCATTCGTTTCCAAATCAATTGCAATTTCTTTGGCACCTTTTAAATTTTTTAATTCTTCTGGTATTACCCACTCAGTTTCGGGAGTGAATAAAGGTTGTTGAATCGTTCTCACTTATAATCCCTTTCAATTATCATCTCAATAAAATGAATAGCTTTTAATAAATCTTGCTTCTTTCCTTTATGTGGATGACGGCATATATATTTTATAGCGGACCCTTCCGGAAAAAGCAATTTATTCTCGACTACAAATTTACTTGGCTGAATTTTAAATTTCTGATAATGAGATCCTCCAATTTGTTTTGCATAAACATGTAATTCTCCTAGAGTTATTTTATTATTTATGACCCCTTTCTTTTTTAATTTTTGGTATAATTTTTTCATAATATATAAGCTCTATCAAAATTTTTAGGATCTAATACATGTAATTCTTTTTTTGCTCTTGTTGCTCCAGTGTAAAATAGTCTGTGTAATTCATCGGGATCATGACTAAAAGTTTCTAAAGCTGCATTAGTTAAATCCTGCATTAATAAAACTTTATCCGCTTCACCTCCTTTCGCACCATGAATAGTTGACATTATTATTCTTGGATTTTTATTTATTTTTTCTCCATTCGCTCTCATGTTTCTTATATAGGTTTCAGTAATAGGATCTAGTCCTTCAAAAGCTTTAAACCAGACCTCATTGGTAATTAATCCGTGTTTTTCTTCGCATTGTTTTAATGTGTATTTATCATCCGAATGTAATGTTTTACCTTTTTTAAATCCAGGTAATACATTCGATCCAAGATATTCATAAATATTTCTGATTTCCAAATGATTTAAATAAGCTTCTTTTCGCCATGCTTCCCAATTATTTAAAGCCAGTAAGAGTCTTAAAGATACTGAATTAGCGCCTCGATATTGATAATACCATCCTTGAATTTCACATAAATCTTTAGCATCTTCTAAAAAATGATTTGCTGAAGATAAGATTAACCAATTACCTTCTGACATATCTACCTGAGTTATGTCTGAATATCTTTTTAAAATTCCTTCTTCGGGTCTGGGTTTATAAATTTTACTAAATCTTTTTTCTACTTTATTTATTATTTTTTGTGATAGTTCATGGATAGGTCCTCCAGGTATTCTATATGATTGATCTAAAGTTTTAATATCATCTACTTCTTCTTTTAAAGCTATAAAATGATCTACATCCGCGCCAGCCCATTTAAAAATAGCTTGGTCATCATCGCCTGCAATGTAAGTTTTTTTTGCATTAGCCCAAATACAACGCACCATATCCCATTGAAGAAGAGATAAGTCTTGTGCCTCATCTATAAATAAAACTTCAAAACTTGGATGAATTTCTGTGAGAATAAAATCTTCTAAAAGATCTGTAAAATCTTTTAATCCTTTTTCTTTTTTAAATTTTTTTAATTCTTCGGAGAGTAGATATAAAGTATTTCTTTCTATATCTAATATGTTTTGTCGGGAATCATAATATTCTAATAGGTCCATACGTTTGACACGTGCTGTATTTATAATGGTTAAATATTCATTATCACAATTAAAAGTTCCATCATCATTAGAAAAGGAAGCTGTCTTAATAGGAATACCACATTTTAGTCCGAACTCTCTATAATCATCAGGTCCCATCATTTTTTCTTTAGTGATTCCTAATTTTCTAAATGCAAAAGAGTGAAGAGTTCTAAAATTTTCTAAATCATTTTCTATATCTAAACCAAATTTTTCAGAAGCTCTATTTGCTGCTTCGTTAGCAGCTTTTTTAGTGAAAGAAAAATATCCGATTTGTTTAGGGCGTATTCCATCTTTAATAAATTGATCTACTAAATTTAATAAAGTTGTAGTTTTCCCTGTGCCAGGGGGTCCTAATATAATTGTTTTCATTAAAAATCTTCTTCTTGATATTTAGTTTTAGAAATACTTGCTTCTATTTTTTTCATTGCTTTAATTTTAATCAGTCTTGGTTGTTGATTTTTTACTCTGATTCTTTCTTCTTCTACAAAAATATCTTCTAATCTTTTTAATAAATTTCCCGTTTTAACTTTATCTATCTCCCAATGATTTCGTTTACAGAAATTATAAAAATCTTCCATTCTAAAATAAGTAAATTCTCTTTTATCATCTGTGTATGGAAGTTTATTAAAGATATCATCCATTGTTCGTGCATTTTGTCGATTG